ACATCCTCGTGAATAACTTGAAAATCAAAGTTTATATCAATAAGCTTCGGAAGAACCTTGCTCCCATCTGCTACCTCGATAACACCTGCATCTAGATTTTCAAGGTTATGGTTAATAGTTACGTTTTTTATAACACCGAGGGCGCCCTGTGTGGGATCAACACTTAAGCCGCTAGCGGAGCTTCCAAAAATATCTGAATATTGTTGTATGGCCGCACATTTGGTTAAAAGGTTCATAACTCGAAGTCGAATCAAGGGAGACTGATTAAGCGACAGCGCATTTGTCATATCTTGATAGGATGGGTAAAGAAACTGGATCAAGGCCTGAACCCTGGACAAGTTCTGGAGGGCCTCGGAGCGCGTGGCCGCGGGAATAGTAATAGCCATTGAGATTGAGCGCTCAGTGCCCTTAAACATGGGCAGCCCGTCTGCTCTCCCCATTACTTGCTCCTCTTCCCAATCAGACTTATAGGTTTCATTATATGCCGTTATGAACGCCTTAAAGAAGACACTGCGGCCGCTGGGAGTGTGCAGAAATGAGACGTTAAACCCTTTGTTTGCATATGCGTCGGTTGCCCTGATATAAGGTGCTCTCGATGATCCTTCTTTGGATAGTGAGTTGAATGTTTTCTGGTAAGACACGTCTACTCTTCTCCTCTCGCAGCTGACGCATGCCAGCGCTCATTTTCGGTGCGGTGGATATCAATTACCTTGCGCTCAAACACATCCCCGTCTAAAATAAACTTCACCTCAAATGGCTGGGACTTTCCGGCGCGCTCTTGTGGCTGAGTGCCGAAGCGCTTGCCGCTTCCTGCAGCTCCTCCGCCGGCGCCAGTACCCCCAAGCGCCTCGACAGCCTTAGCGGTGATCGCAGTAGCCGTCATGGTTGCGGTGAGAGCAATAGCCTTAGTGATTGGGATCGAATCCATGGCTTCCGCAACTAGTTCTAGCGCTCTGGCCAGCTGATCAAGACCGCCTACGTCCACTTGTGCAATGCCTTGTGCAAACTCAGCCAAGCTTTGTAGCTTCGTGGCGTTAACCATTCCGAGACCAATGGCGAAGGCGCCCAATCCGAGACCCGCCGCGGCGAAGCCAAGGCCTGCGAGAGCCAATGGGCCGGCCAAGCCAAGTATTGTTCCAAGAAAAGTCTGGAACATTACAATTTTTTTCAGATCGATGACCTCAAACATCGTGCGCATACCTTCTCCCATCATCATGATACCTGCGCCCGCTAAAGCAACGGAGGCTCCCATAGCGAGAAGAAAGCCGGCAGCGATGGCAAGTCCTTTAACTGCGATGAGTGCCGACGTCCCAAGCGCAATAAGTGCTGGGCTTAGAATCTTTAACGCAAAAGCGATCGCCAAAAGGCTCGCGCCCATTGCTAGCATCTCACCAACGGACAACAGGCTAAAAGAGTATGCCATGGCTGCAATACCCAGAGTGACTAATCCTACTGCTGCACCTACTTTTAACAATGGCACTGAGAGAGCTGTTATGGACGCAACCGAGCTTTCGCTCATGCGGCCCATAAAAAAGATGGCCGCACCAAGAGCAAATAGTGCTATAACTAGCTTTGATGGAGAAGCCATCATGATTGCGGCCGCCAGGACGATAAGAGCAAGAGCGACGATGCCAATGGGGATGGCGGCCTTCCAACTAGAGCGCGCTACATTCATCATGGCCGTGGCTAGCCCGTGCTGTGCAGCCGTTTGAGCTAGGGTGGGTGGAATCGACGCGATATCTTGACCTGTCCTTTTAACTTGTGCGATTTGTGCGGCCGTATTAGACTGTGCTACCATTAGGATAGCGCCCCTTAGAAGTGCCATAATAGGTGTTAACACCATAATCATCAGCTTGAATTTGATAATAGTCTTGATCCAGAACGTCCACGTATCTACATTGGCCATCACATATTCTAAAAGCGAACGAATCTTATCAATGAAGTCCATGACCTCATCTTTATTCTCCATGAAGAACTCGGCCATTGTTGTGTTAAACTTATCTTGGACGCTCTGCATGGTTTCAGCTTCCTTCGCCATTTTTTCATAATCTTCGGTTGTCAGATTGGTGGCTTCGCCGAGCGAGTTCATATTTCCACTCATCATTAAAGCCAAATCTCCAACATCGGCGAGACCCATGGATTCTGCAAAGAACTTTCTCTGGTAATATGACATATCATCGAAGCGTAAACCAGCATCAAGAAGAGCATCGCGCATGGCTTGGAATCGGGCTGCGGGGTCAGTCTCCATCATGAGATCCATTGCATTTACAAAGTTGCCGCCCAAAGCTGCGTTAATCTTACCTACTTGTTCTGCGGCGCCCTCAAAGGTGTCAAACTTGTCGGTCATGCTGACGACCTTTTCCATCTCCATGCCGGTGATTTTTGACACACGGGCCAGCTCTTTGAAGACCGCTGTGCCTTCAGAGCCCAATTTGGCCAGAGATCGGCCCATTTTCCCGAAGCCGGCCGCGAGTTCTTCGGGAAGCATCTTTAGCTCTTCGGCCGTCTCAATTAGCTCATACATTGTCGCGTCTGCGCCTTCCAAGCTTTGGCCGAACATTTTCATCGATACCTGCATGTTAGTCGCGGTTGTTTCGGCTGCGATGCCGAAACGAGTCATTAATGTGGTGGTATCAGACAACATTTGTGCCTGATCGGCGGTGGCCAAGGTAAAATCAGTAACAGTGGTGGCGAGCGCACGATTTGCGCCGGCGACATCTTCCATGCTTGCGCCCAACTTCATACCGCGCTCAATACTAGTATCAAGCACCTCGTTAAACTTGGAGCCTAGGCGCGTTGTGCGCGCAAATTCAACAGAAACTTTGTCTAATGCAAGTCCCAGTTCAAAGAATTTCGTAATAATCCCACTAATAGAAAAATCAAAGCCTCCTGTGACTTGATTTGCGATACCCTTCATGTGGTTAGCAAAATCGTTAGAAAACTTCAACAACATATCGGCATTGCCTTCATTCAACGATTTCATAGAATCTACGAAATCGTAACCGGCGCGTGTGATGGGCCCAAATGTGCTCAGAAGCTCCTCTGAAGATTTCACGCGCTGATCGTGACGGCGTACTGCGTTTTTATGCTCGGCGGCGGCCTTGGCCGCGGCGGTTTCGAGATCTTTTGCTTTTGCTGCGCGTTTGTGTCGTTCGTCCTCGTTGGCCGCGGCCGTAACGAAGGTGAACGCTTTAAAGTCTTCTAGTTCTTTTTTGGCTGCTCTGGCTTTTTGGGAGGCCAACTCCACTGCTGCTGCATTGATAACGTTGCCTTTGCCAAGAAAAGCATTAGACACTTTGATTGTGTCCAGGTATTCTTGTGCTTTTGCTGCGAGATTGGCTGCATCAGCGCCTTCTTTTTTTAGTTGTCTCGCCCTCTCTTTGAGAGTCGCTAATATTTTGTCATGAGTGCCAAGCTCTTTTTCAAGCGCATCGAGCATTTCGAGACTATGTTTACCCAGTTTCTCGGATATTTTATCCAGTTCTGCGGCTTTATCGGTCGCGGTATCATACGCTTCCTTAAGCTCTGTCGCTATTGCTTTAGCGTCTGTTCCTGGGGGGCTTCCGCCTTCACCTTCAGCCATAGATAGTCCTCACTTATAAGGTAATTAGTTTTACAAAAAAAATGACAGGGTTGCCCCTGTCAAATAAATATTAGCCCTTAGAACCACGCATTGATGGCGGTGTCGGGTTATTGTAAGGGGTTAATGTTTGCGAACCCCCGGGGCCACCTTTAGAGCCACCCTTAGAAGCAGACTCAATCGCTTCATTTTCGTCTTTTAGCTGCTTTATTAGACGTTCTACAAACCATCCCCGCAAACCCACAGGGAGGCTGTATGCCTCACTAAATGACCAACCGCCTGAATATTTTAAGAAGAAGAACGACTCATAGACGCTCTCCATATATTCAGCGGTTAGGCCAAAAAAAGTCCGCAGTCAGCGGGACCTCCATTTCAGCTTCATAGCCGCATTCGTCGCAAGTAAATTGTTGTTCCATATCAATCGTCGGCGAAGCATTTTTAAACGCCGTACGAAGGTGTGTGGAGTCCAAACTAGGCACATTGTTGATGAAGTAGTTAAGAGTTTCCGGAGATTCATCTCCATTCACCGATACTGTAATCATTTTGAGTTGATTAGTAATATTAGTCTCTTCTTTCTTTCTCTTGCGCGAGTTTTGCATCTGATCTGTTAAAACCTTCTCATCGTTGCCGTTTAGTAGCCTAAACACAACGTTGCATTCGGTAAGCGGAAGCTTGGTTTCGAACAATCCTCCTCCTAGTTCAGTTACATTGAGAACATCAGGAGTATCTCCTTCGTGTGCCTCAATCTCAAACAAGTCAAATACATGAACACCTGTTGTCTCACAAGATGGGCACGTTACCTTGGTTGAATAATCGTTTCCATATGCAGAAATACGCATTGCAACAAGAATTGCGTTACGATCTCCCGACAATAGTGCGCGTGGATTAATAGTCTTATCAACAATAATGCTGGCGATTACGCGTTCTAGCGCAACACCCTTTTTCAAGAGCGCTCTCGATGTAAGCATATCTTCCTCTTTTGCAGTAAGATGCTTGATCTCGATTGTTTCTTGATTGTGAAGGGGGTGACCTTCTGGATAATATCTTCCTTTTGAAGGAAGCTCTACGAACTCTGTGGGCACCACGAAGGAAAAACCACCACCGCTATTATCCATTGCTTGCGGTGGGGGTGCACCAGTTGCCTGTGCTCCGGTTGAGCCTAGGCGGTCTCTATTTCTTGACAATTTACACCTCTCGTTTTAGAAATAATATATGTTTATTCAGACGAAGACCACGTTGGCACCGTCTTCTCCTGCACCTCGATTTGTAGTGGCACATGTGGCCCAATCATATTTAAGAGTCATCGACAGCTCTGTTAAGTCATCAGCACCATATTCAAGATCTCCAAACTTAAGATCAAGAATCCAAGCGTTTTTAAGAGTCCATGTCTCTAATGCGGTACCGGCGCCATCTACCTGACGAATGATTACGTCACCTAAAGCTCCCACAGCGCCTCCCTTTGTCATGGTCTGCAGCTGATTTGTGGCGCTTGGTATGACATAGCCGGCTTTTTTTACAAGAGTAGCTAATGTCATTGTCATATCTCCTGGCGTATCGACAGGATCAACTAATGTGATAGCCACATCATTCCATGTAACACTTCCGGGATAATAGAACGTATGATTAAGATACTTGTGCTCTGTCGAGGCTATAGCGAACGATGGTTTGGCGGCAGTCTTTGCCCACCACATCATTGCTTCTCCACCGATTCCCGTACAACTTACGGTAAATCTAAATTTTCTTTTAGGATCTTTAGTTGCAGCTGTCTGCTGTGCTGTCCAGAATGCCATGTTATGTTTTCTCCTGTGGGGTCTGTTATAAATAGTGATGAGCAAGTATTTTGCTCACCTAATCTTGTTTAGTCGTCGAAAGAAGCTCCCGTCGACATAATAGTAAAGTCAATCGCAATATACTCGATTGCACGTGCGGGCTTAATCATGATCTTCGCATAGAGAATGTTCTGATCAATGAGGTCATCCGTTGTTGTGGTCTCGTCAAGGACAAGTCGATAATCCGTCAAGCCGCCGCGAATCTGTGTGTTAGCGAGAAGAGGATTAACGAGAGCCACGAAGCGGTCCCAAG